AATGAAGATTGAGCAGTTTGAGGCCCCTGGGCTGAAGGTGACGCGGACGTTTGACCCTTGGAACGGGGCTTATTACATCTGCTGGAAGCCTGATGTGAGCATGTGGTTTCAGGATCGTAAGGCGATGTTGAAGTTCATTGCGTGGCCGCCAAAGACGCCAACGGGTGACCGTTTGCGGGAGTGGTTGCAGGGGTTTGAGTCAGACGCTCCAACAAAGGAGGCGACCAAGCTTGAGGTGTTGAGTCCTGAGGTGAAGGCGACAGGATTTGGCCCTGAGTGCCATTTGGACGAAAGTGATCCAAACTATCAAACGAAAATGATTACCTAAATGCGACTCATCATTGACGCGATGGCTGTAGCTGGGTTTGCGCTCAGTGCATCCATGACTGCTGCGCTTGTTATCACGTACACGCAGTTCGACTCGATGAAGCAGAAGGCCATCGAGAACATGACTGGTCAGATCACTGGAGCGGTGACGGATCAGTTCACCAAGCAGTTGGATGGGAAGTTCGACGGCATGATTGAAGGGATGCCAACGCAGACCGGCCCTGCTGTTCCTACGTTCAAGCCATGATCAAGGAAGGACTCTGGTATGACCCCGTTAATGGGTTGTATGGGTATGACGCGGATTATCTGCCTGACGTGCTGTGTGAGCTGTTGGAAGGATGCCTGAGATCCGGCGAGTCACCGTCCAACCTGTATCACTTCCAGCGGTCGGACGCATACCGGAAATTAGAGCTTTGCCGTCTGCGCCCCCTGTCACCCTCCAGTTAGGGATGCCAGTGGTGGACATGCCTGGTTGCGTACCAGTCCACCCTGACGCGAAGCTGAATCCATCGCTTTTGCAAGATGATCCTGGCCGTGTTGGAACGTTTTGTCCGCATGGTCAGGTGCCGTCGTTTAGGCCGATGGACTTCACGCCAAGTGAGATCGTCATCATCGAATCTGACGATCCAGGAAATCAGGACGAGGGTAGTGATGAAAAGCCCGAGGCCGCTAAACCTGCAGCAGTCCCGCGACTACCTGAACCAAGTGAGAAGGCAGCTGAAACAACAGCAGAGGCTGAGCCACCCAAGTCGATCATTGAGAAGGCGGCTGACGGACTTCCGCCTGTTGAAGCTGTCGTTACGACGGCAACGATTGCCGTGGTTGCTGCGACTTCAGCGCTCCTTGCGAAACCGTTTGCAGACCTTCTTCTAAAGGTGATCAAACCTACGGTGAAGAAGGTGGTGAAAAAGGTTTCACAGTTAAGGGGTAAGCCTGTGAAGGTCGATTCAGTGCGTGAGCGTGTGCTTGCGCAGAGGGATCGGAACCGGGCTTTGATGGCTTTACGTCGGGCTTTGAAACCTTGATTTTGTGAACGTGAGGCAGGACCTGTCCTGGTTTGGGTTTGAGGATTACGTCTGAGCAGATGATTGCGAACTTGGAGTTTGGAGCGAAGGCGATTCCTTTCTGCGCAAGTTCACCACAGTGACGCAGCCTGGACAGTTCGAAATCGAGGCGTTTGTTGGCCAGTAGCTGGAGCTGTAAGGCGTTGTGGGTGTCAGCTGAGGCTTTACACCTTTCCTGCAGACCACCGTCTAGTGGGATGGATATGGTGGCACTAATGCCGTAGTTCAGTGCATGGTTGTTTTTCTGACCGCTCGGGACCTCGTTGTAGTAGAGGATATTGCCTGGGTTATCTGGTACGCCGTTTTCGTCATCGTCAGTGGGGTCGTAATACGGGGTTCTGACTGTCTGCTGGAACGGGAGCGCATACGAGTTGCTTTTAGTGATGAACGGACTGATATTGAGGCTGGGTCCTTGGCATTGGATTGAGGGACCGTAGGTACTGCTGGGGTAGGGGCCAGTGAGCATCTGAATCGCCTGATTGGTGACCGAACCAGAGCTATTGGCGACGGGGTTAGCAGTAGCGTTTGCCTGCCCGAGAGCTGCTGTAGGGCAGAGGGTTAAGGCCCAAATACAGAGGTAGTATCCGTGACGGATTCGACGACGGTGGTGCGTTGAATTTCGGTGACTGTTGATAGGCCAGGACCGCTGTAGGACTCGACGAATTGAAAGCTTGCCCCTTGATTGGTCATTGACCAGGCTGGTTTCTCGTCTAGAGCAAGTCCGGTCCACGAAGAAGTTACGCCGTCAACAGTTTGGGTTTGTACTGTGCCAGCACTAGGGAGCATTGAAGTTCCTGAGTGCTGGACGTTAGTGCCGCTAGCTGAATAGGTGTAACCAGTGGCGAAGTCAACTGAGCGGATGGTTTCAGTTACTTGAGTTGTTGATTCGGTACGCGAAGTCATCGTGCCAGTGCGAAAGTTTGGCACTACTGGCATGGCTTGCACTGGAGCGGAGAGCACCAGGAGCGCTATTAGCCAACGCATTAGTCGATAGTGATTTCGGTGACCATTTGGCCGGTAGCTGACGTACCAGCGCCACCTGCTGTGACGGTGAGGGCGTGATCAGAGCCAATGGTGCCAGCGAGGCTGCCAGCTACACCGCCTGAGGTTGTGGTGGTTGAGCCAAAGAGGGGGAGCGAACCAGTGACACCAGAGGTCACCGTTGTTGAGGTTGTTGAGCTGGAATCGCCTTCAAGGTATGACTGAGAGAAGGAGAAAGCGGACCCGTTTGTGGCTTGAGTTGCAGTGATGGTGGAGACAGCAGGGATACCGTTAGTAACAGTCCCAAGACCGCCGATAGCGCCAGAAGTTGTTCCATCAGTAGTGGAAGCTCCTGAACCGGAGATGGAGTAAGTGGTTCCGATTCGGGTGGCTGCACTTGCGGCGGCATCGACGGTTAGTTGAACAGAGGATTGAATTTTATGTGTGATGTCGGCTTTTGCTGGAGCGGCCAACAGCACGAACGCCAACAGGAATAGAGCTTTCATCAAACCTTGGGTTTATCAGATGCTGACTTGATGGTAGGCGGCTCTTTCTTGGCTTGGTTGCCACCTTTGCGTTCAATTCCAAAGCCCGCCATAGCGCCGGTCAGCAAAGATGCGACGAAGGTGCTATCCATTTTCATCCCAGGGATGATGTTGAGGTAGGAGACGGTCAGGAGGGTTGCTGACCAGCCCAGGACCATGACACGCACCACATCGGCAATCCCGATGCCTTGGTGCTCCTGCTGTTCCTGCTGTTCCTTGGGATCAGCCATGATGGTGAGAGCTTGGGGGCGTCATGATTGAGTTAGCAGCTGCAGCGGCTGGGGCGACGATTTCCGCCGCGTTCCTTGGCTTCAGTTCCCACAACAGGCGAACCAGTGAGGGACGGGACTGCCTGATCAGGTTAAGTACGAGTGTGGATAACGTCGCGAGCAGGTTGGAAGAGCTACATAACGACCTGCGTTCTGAGCGAATGGAGATTTTTCAACGGTTGAGCGCAGCCGAACAAAAAATTGCCCGCCTTGAAGGGTTGTCGAAACACTCTTAGGCTGCGTGCAAGTTTTAGGGCCAAACCGTGGTTGCACTGGTACGTCCAATTTTGTTTGCGTTTTTGCAGTCGAAGGCTGTGAAAAAGCTGATTGTCGATTTGTTGAAGGCGCTGGCGAAGACGACTGATAACACGGTTGACGATCAAGCGGTTGCTTTCATTGAGCGCAACCTGTTCCCCGGAAAACCGTGAATAATGCTGCTTGATTGGCTGGTCCCTACCGTTATGCGGCTGGAGTCTTTCTTCGCGAACTTCAACGGCAACCCACATCAGCGAGCAGCGATCCAGCAGCTACAGGAGGACATGCCCCCTGAGCTGTTGGATTCAGATGCTGAGTGGTTTCAGATTTGGAAGGCTGGCGGGAAGATTGTGCCGTTTGGCGTGCCCTACATGCACCAGCTGGACCTGGAGGGGGGTGAGTACAAGTGCTTTACGGCTGCGATGGCGATGATCGCCAAGCACTACGGGGTAGTGGAGACGCAGAAGCAATATGACGACATCAGGAGCCGGTATGGCGACACGATTGAGGTGATGACTCACGTCAGGGCGCTCCAGAGCCTTGAGCTGAGACCTGAGTTTGTGCAGAACGGGACGGTGGATCTGATCGAGTCAGAGATTGATGCTGGCCGTCCGGTTGGTGTTGGCTGGTTGCATCGAGGTGATGTGAGCCGTGGTGAACCGCCTATGGGTATTGGTCATTGGTCAGTGATTATTGGATATACAGAAAACTTTTTTATTGTCCACGATCCAATGGGTGAACACGATCTGGTGCGTGGGCTGTTGAAGAACGGGGACGGCGGAAATGCAGTCCACTACTCAAAAGAGGAGTTTTTATTTCGGTGGGAAGTAGAAGG